CGCTGTCAGCAGGCTATTGGAGGCGCTGCCCGGAGTGTTGGTCTGCCATCCGAAAGGGCCAAGACATGCCGCTTGAAGAGTATGGGACGGCCAGCAGGCGATAAGCGAAACCTCCTGCGGGAGGTCGCCCGGGCGTGGTGGCCTGGGCCTGATGAGCAGCCACTAGAACATAACGTATTCAGAGAGGATCCACATGGCCGCTGACCGCAAGCCCCTATACGCCAAGATAGCCATCGCCAGGAAGCAGCTCCCGGACATGACCGAAGAGGCGTACCGCGAGCTGCTGAACAACAAATTTCGGGTAGCCAGTGCCTCCAAGCTGAGCTTCGCCCAGCTCTCCAGCCTGGTGCAGATCCTGGCGGAGATGGGCGCTGTCTTCACCACGCCGGGCAAGACCTACAGCAATACTAAAGTCACATCCAAGGCCCGCCCAGATTGGATTGAAGTCAAGGACGGTGACCGTCACGCGGATCAGAAGCGGGCCATCTTGGCCATCTGGAAGAAGCTTGGCTACTCCATGAGCAGCCTGGAGACCAGGGTGAAACGCGGATTCGGTGTCGAGTCCTTCGCATGGCTGCATGACGAGAAGAAGATTTCCGCCCTGCTGTCTGACCTGCAGAAGCGCGAGGTGACGTTCGACAAGAAGGCGATCTTGGCTGTCTGGGAGGAGCGTGGCTACCCCAGGGGAAGCTTGGACTCGCTGGTGCGCCGCTGGTTCGGCGTCGAATCTTTCGCGCTGCTGCGCAATGGGTCGCTGGTTTCCATGCTCTTGTCGGAGCTGGAGTATCGTGGTCCGGCCTTTGACCCAAACCGGGCGGCTCTGAATGAGTGATGCTCCAGGACATGCATTGCGCCAGGCCGTCGTGGCCCGGCACGGATCGATTCATGCGTTTCTGAAACGCAACCCGGAACTGACCAGGTCAACAGTCTACCAGGTGCTTGGCGACCGCTACCCGGGCAACATGGCCCGGCAGATGGTGGTCATCAGGACGGCGCTTGAAGGTTTCTCGGAAGCAAAGGCACAGGCCCCTTGGCAGCTGCCGGATGTCGAGGAACTGGGCGAAGTGCTCCTGGCGGCCAAGTGCGCCAAGTGCCGCCGTCCGGACCGCCGGGGCTGCCGAGGATGTCGCATCCAGACAGGCCGTGAAGCTCAAGCAGTACAGGAGTTTCTGGCAAAAACGAGGTGAGCTATGTCGAAGAAACTGATCAAGCACGTAGTCCGGCTGGTAAATGACGGCTGGCGTCCATATGACGCCGAGCCCAAGCCGGAGGTCTATGACCGGCTGAATTGCCCGCACGTCAACGACAAACCCCATAAGCGCCCCTGCTGGTTCACCCGGGGCGACATTTTTTGTTGCATCTCGTGCGAGCGCGTCTGCAGTCTGGTGCGGCCTTCTGGCTTCCCGCCGATCCTGCCGATCAACTACCCGCCGGTGGATGAGCCGTTCATGCTGTCGCCCCAGGAGCTGGTCTCCAAGCGTCACACGTTGCGAGTGGATGAGGCGGCCTACTGCCTGAACGTGAGCGAGCGCCAGATCTACAACATGGTTGCCGAGGGCAAACTGGTGGCCCTGCGCGAAAAGCCGGTGCGAGTGAGGGCGGCGGATGTAGCCTCAGCCATGGAGGACTTTGACGAATGATCGGCCACCGTGTGTTTGAGCTATGAAATTTGCTTGAAATGATATTGCGTTGCAGGCTATGAAGATTCCTCTTTTACGAAACGAGGTGATACGTGAAAAGCGCTTTAATGCTCATGGCTCTAATGTTTTTTGTTTCGGCACCAGCTTATACAGCCTCGAAGGGCGCGCTGTGTAGCGGACGCGGGACGAGTGTACAATTAGTCCACGTTGAAGCTGGAAAATACCAAGCAACAGTGTGGCACGATGGGCAGAGCAATTGCATCGTGACCGCGCACTTCCTCGCGGGCAACATTCTCGATGATGTCCACATGGCAAATTTCATCGGATCGAAAAGCGAAACCGTCTTCGCTGATTTCCGAGAAACGGGAAAGTATGCGATAGAAGTCAAGGCAGATGGAGGATGGGAGATTCGGATGCACCGGCTTGACACTCCGCCTAATATCAGCCCTTTGTCTCAACCTAGCAAATTCATGCATGAAGAGCCGACAATCCCGCTTGAAACCTATTTTCCCAGGCGCGAGCGAGCGAATAAAAAGAAAACGGAGTAAGAACCCGACACAGCCCCCACACGGGGCTTTTTTTTGCCCTAATCCCAACGTCTAAACTAGTCTAAAAGTCTCTGCACCATGCGCCCCACCTTCTGAATCTGCCTCTAATTTCCAGCATTCTGCCTCCTGAACAGGTCGTTTAGCCAACGACCACATCTCCTTTGAGCCGCCCCGTCGGGATGGTCCCGGCGGGGTAATAAAAAACCGGAGGCTTTATGTTCCGAAAGATTCTGGGCGGCGCGGTTCAGGGCGTCGAAAAGCTCCTGGGCCGCACGAAGTTTCAGATCGTGTACTGCATTCTGCTGGTCGCTATTCTCTTCATCGCGCTACTGGTTGCCAGCCCTCAACAGATCCCTGTCGTAGCCTATAAGCTGCTGCTGGCACCGCTCGGCGGTCTTGTCGGCTGCTGTGTTTGGCTTGCCCTGGTGCCTTACGCCAACCCCTCCCGCTACCTGGTCAAAGACTGGCGCAGCGATCCTGACGCCGATGTCGACGGCAAGGCGGATTTCGAGGTGGCCGACGGCTATGAGGGAGTCTTTTGCACCTGCCTTATTTGCGCCTTGCTGGCCTTTGTCCTGGGCATGTTGGCCGTGGGGATGGGGTTGTGAACTGGCGAGTGGTCGGGGCTCTTCTGATCTGCGTTGCCGTCTGGCTTTTGGCCTGGGCAACATGGGCGATGGCAGGCCCCGCCATTCCTGCCCAAGCCCAGCAGCATCGGGATCTTCTGACCCGGGAAGCTCGCATGGTCTGGGGCCTTGACGCCCCTGTCTCCACCTTCGCAGCCCAGATCCATCAGGAATCCAGGTGGAACGAACAGGCTGTCTCTCCCGCCGGAGCTCAAGGCCTCGCTCAGTTCATGCCCAGGACGGCCCGGTGGCTGCCAGAGGTCGCCCCGGAAACAGGAGAGCCGCTGCCTTTTTCGCCGTCCTGGTCGATCCGTGCGATGGTCACTTACGACCGCTGGCTTTGGAAGCGGATCCGCGCGGCATGCTCGGACTGTGACCGTTGGGCGATGACGCTGTCCTCATACAATGGGGGCCTCGGCTGGCTGCAGCGTGACCAGTCCTTGGCCGCTTCCCAAGGTCTGGATCCGCGTGTCTGGTCTCATGTCGCCCTCGTCAACAGTGGCCGCTCTCTCGCAAACTTCCGCGAAAATCGCTCCTATCCAACACGGATACTGCACACCCTGACGCCGATGTACCGGGCCGCTGGCTGGGGCCCTGGGGGCTGTGATGCTCAGTAAGGCTTTGACGCTGGCCGCGTGGGTCTGGGGGAAGAAGAGCTGGCTTGTGGCGGGGCTCACGGCCCTGCTGCTGGCCAGCCTTGCATGGGCCTACGTGCAGGGCTTGCGCCTTGATGCCGTAAGGGCTGATGCCGCGCGAGAGATCCAGGCGGAGCAGGCTGCACATAATGCCACCCGCGCCGAGCTGGCCACAGCCTTGGCCGAAGCCGCGCGCTGGGCGGACGTTGCCAAGCTGGCGCAGGCCGCAACGGCCAGTGTACGAGCCACGGCCCAGGCTGCTCTGGTTCGTGAGGGGCAAGCCCGGGCAGACAGCCAGGCGCGTAAGCAAATTTTGTCGGTGGCCAAGCCTCGGATTCGAGCGGCCACGGAAACCATGGAGGTGGTGGATGATGCGACACGCCAGCGTGCTGCTGATCGTCTCAATCGCCCTTGGTAGTCTGGGCTGTTCTGCGCGGCAGGTCCAGATCCCGCCGGCGCCTGAGATTGTGCGGATGGAAGAGTGCCCGTGTCCGGAGCGCCCGGAGCTGCCTCCGGTGAATGGCAGCCTTCCTCTCGACCACCAGGTGAATGTCGAGGCCATCCTGGAGCGCGACGATGCATTTCGAGCTTACGCCCAAGGGCTGGAGGCTGCGGTGCGGTGCTACCGATCACAAGTTGAGGCCAGCCATGACCACTGATTTTGCAGCTCGCCTGGCGAAGGTCCCGCCAAAAATATTGGAGATGGCGCGAGCCACAACCTGGCCGAACGCTCCGTTATCCGACGTGCTGGACACGGCCGAAATGATGATGCGGCACTTGGCCGGAGAGAAGCCCAGCGAAGACCGCCACTTGTGGGAACCGTTTCTCACCGCTCGGGAAACGCGGGTCATTCTGGAAGCCATGGCCAACCATAAAGCCTTGAGCGAAGAAGATGCCGCGTCGTTGTCTAAGCTTCAAGGGTGGTTCGGGAAGGCTCTGCATGGATGAAGTCGACGCCTCCCAGAAGTCGGAGCGGCTCTTCAGGGAAGATGCTCTGGCAAAAAGAAAGCCGGTGGGCAGGCCCGGGTTCGAGAGCCTCTTCAGATGCGCGGAATGCGAGGAAGAGATTCCGGAACGCAGGCGTCAGGCCATTCAAGGGTGCATGCTGTGCGCGGCGTGCCAGGAAGAACAAGACCGCAATTCTCATTTATCGTGAACAAGGAGTGTGAATGAGCCCCCAAGAAATCCAAACCCTGATCAGCGCAATACAAGCTATCGCGGCAGTCCTCTCGGGTCTGGGAGTGCCAGGCCTTGCAGCCTTGATTCTGGCTGGTCCGGCCATGGTGCTCATGACTGTCCTTGTCCTTGACTACATTCGATCCACACGCATGGCCGTCATGCAGCAAGAGTTCCGCACCGACACCACGCGCATTCTGGATGCGTACCGGAACAACACAAGCAAGATTCTGGAGGCCTACCGCGTAGACACCCAAGCCGTATGCAGGGAGCTAGGCAAGGAACACGCCGAGGCCGTGAGGTTCTACAACGACAACGTCGAGCTGGTGAAGGATTACGAGCGCATGGCTGACGCCCTGCAGACCTTGGTCGTCAACAACACCCGGGCCGTTGAACGGCTCGTCACAATCGTGGAGGCAAGACCGAAATGAGTGAACGACGCGAGAATATTGGACATCGTGAGGACCTGCGTTCCAGGCGTAAGCTGGTGGCGGCCGAAGTCCAGGCGTTGCGGGATTCCATCCGCGCGGCCCTGCCCGTGGTGAACGAGGCGCATGAGGTCGACGGCGATCACGTCCTGAGCCTGGCGCTATCCATGAAGGAGAAGCTTGACGAGCTGGCGGGCCTGGATCGCAAGATCGCCATCCTCACGCGCGAACTGGACGGGTAAGCATATGGGCAAGGAACATCCACCTGAGACCGTCTGGCAGGCGCAGGAGCTTTACTGCGTTGACCGCTTCTCTTTTGACCGCGTGGCCGAACTGACTGGAGTTTCGGCCACGACGCTTAAGGCGTGGGCGGACAAGTACGGGTGGCGCGAGAAGCGCGAAGAGATCGCGCGGGCCGAAAGCGACATCCGGGTCAACACCATTTTGGGACGCAAGAAGGTCCTGGATAGCCTGATCGGAGCCAAGAGCGGCATGGAGGCGTCTCAGTTGTCCTTTGCTGTTTCGGCGTTGGAGAGCCTTGCCATGAAGCAGCAGGAAGCTGCCCGCGCCGGCAAGATCCTTGAGCAGGCCACGTCTTCTTCGGAGATCCGTGCCGTCACGGACATTCCTGCGGCCTTGGAAGAGGCCGTGATGTTGAAGCTCTCCATGATCCTGGCTGATCCCGGGCAGGTCGACTTCAAGGCCGTGAAGGATCTGAGACAGGCCATGGAGTACGTGGCCCAGCTGAAGCCGAAAGATGCCGCCGCACCCAAGGCCAAGGGCCTCACTCTGGAAAGCGCGAACGAGATCCGCCGCCAGATCTTGGGGATCAAATGACTACGCAGCTGCCGGACGCAAAACTTTTTTCCTTCGGGGAACATGAATCTGAATCTACCCCGGCGGTTTTGCTTGGGTATCAGCAGACTTGGGTCGCGGACAAAGCCGAAGTCAAAATTGGGGAGAAGTCCCGCCGAATCGGTCTTACATGGGGCGAGGCTGCAGACGACGTGCTGGTCGCTGCCACCGAGGGCCGGGACGGCATGGACGTTTTGTATATCGGCTACAATCAGGAGATGACCCGAGAGTACATCCAGACCTGCGCCTGGTGGGCAAATTCCTACAACAAGGTCTGCACGGAGATTGAAGAATTCATCTTCGATGACCCGGATCCAGAGAAGAATATCTCGGCCTTCCGCATTACCTTCAAGTCCGGTCATGAGATCGTAGCGCTTTCTTCCAGGCCGACAAACTTGCGCGGTCGCCAGGGCCGGGTGGTCATCGATGAGGCCGCATTCCATGACGATCTTCCAGGACTCATGAAGGCGGCCTTGGCGCTCCTGATGTGGGGCGGCCAGGTTGTGGTCATCAGCACGCACTTCGGCGACGACAACTATTTCAACACGCTGATTCAGGATTGCAGGTCCGGAAAGCTTCCGTACTCTGTTCATCGCATCGATTTCAACGAGGCCCTGGAAGACGGCCTCTTCCGCCGGATCTGTCTGGTGCGAGGAGAGGAATGGTCACAGGAGGCCGAAGACGCATGGCGGGCGAAGATCGTGGCGTCCTACGCCGAGGACGCGGATGAAGAACTGTTCTGCGTCCCGTCCTCCGGGACCGGGACATATCTGACCAGGAACATGATCGAGGCGGTCATGGACCCGGCAATTCCTGTCATTCGCTGGGAGCCCCCCGCGAAGGATTTTGTGGACTGGCCGCTGGACCGCGCCATGCGCGAGACGCGGGACTGGTGCGAGGAGCACCTGGAACCGCTCCTGGCTGCTGCCGATCCCACACTGCGCAGTTACCTGGGCCAGGACTTTGGCCGCTCCGGCGACCTGTCGGTGCTGCACCCTGCCCAGGAAGCCGCGAACCTGGATCTCAAGACACTGTTTGTGCTGGAACTGCGCAACTGCCCATTCAGGACTCAGCGCCAGATCCTTTTCTACATCCTGGACCGCTTGCCCCGCTTCAGCCGGGCGGCCATGGACGCGCGCGGCAACGGCCAGGCCCTGGCCGAGGAAACGCGGCAAGCCTATGGAGCGAGCCGCGTCGAAGAAGTGATGCTGTCGGAGACGTGGTACCGGGAAAACATGCCCAAGCTCAAAGCCCAGTTCGAAGACCGCACCTGGAACATGCCCAAGGACAGCCTGATCCTGGACGATTACAGGGCGCTTAAGGTCGTGCGCGGCGTGGCCCGCGTTCCCGATGCGCGGACTCAGGACAAGGGCGGCAAGCGCCACGGCGACGCTGCCATTGCCGGGGCGATGCTAGTGCATGCCGTAAAACTCGACGGTGGCCCGGTGGAATACGCCTACCAGCCGGTGCGGTCGGAGAACACAATGAGAACGAGAGGGAAACTTTTATGATCCTGGATCAGTACGGCAAACCGGTTCGCAAGAACATGCTGGACAAGGAAATCGCCGCCCCTGGTTTGACCGGGGTTCGCTCGCTTTGGAACTTCGGGCACGTCGCGTCTGGGTTGACGCCCAGCGGACTGGCCGGGCTGCTTCGAAACGCGGCTGAGGGCGACCATAACGCCTACCTGACCTTGGCCGAGGAGATGGAGGAACGGGATGGGCACTATTCATCCGTACTCGGCACAAGGAAACGAGCGGTATCCGGCCTTCCGGTGGTGATCGAGGCTGCAACGGATGATCCCACTGACGTAAAGCTCGCCGATGAGATCCGCGCGCTGTTTAGTCGCAGCACAAAAAGCATGATGGAACATTGCCTTGACGGCCTCGGCAAGGGCTTCGCCGTGGTGGAAATCATCTGGGACAGGTCGTCAACTCCATGGAGGCCGGCCCGTTATGAATGGCGAGATCCTCGCTTTTTCCAGTTTGACATGGACTCTCGAACGGAAATCCGGCTGCGTGACGAAGCGGACATGATGAACGGCATTCCACTGGAGCCATACAAGTTCATCCGGCACGTGCCCCAGCTCAAGAGCGGCATCCCGATCCGGGGCGGCTTGGCCCGTGTCGTGGCCTGGTCCTGGATGTTCAAGAGCTTCGACATCAAAGACTGGATGGCTTTTGCAGAGGTCTTCGGCATGCCCTTGCGTCTCGGGAAGTACCGACCTGGTGAACCGCAAGCGAACATAGACATCTTGAAAGCAGCCGTGGCCAATCTGGGCATCGATGCGGCCGCCGTGATTCCAGAAGGAATGGTGATCGAATTTAAGGAACTGGCCAACAGCGCGGCAGGCGCGGATCTGTTCGAACGCCTGGCGAACTGGATGGACTCCCAGATCTCGAAAGCAGTGCTCGGCCAGACCATGACCGCGGATAACGGATCGAGCAGGTCCCAAGCCGAGGTACACAACGAGGTTCGCAAGGATCTGCGAGACGCCGACGCTGACCAGCTGGCCGAGACCCTACAGCGTGACCTGGTCATCCCGTACATCGTGCTGAACCATGGCCCGCAGAAGGCCTACCCCAAGGTGTGTCTGCGCGAACCCGAGTCGGCGGATGTGACTGTGCTGTCCGACGCTCTGGCCAAGCTCGTTCCGCTGGGCTTGCGGGTCGAGGCGTCCGAGGTCCGGGACAAGCTGGGTTTTTCGGACCCGGCCAAGGACGCGGAATGTCTGCAGCCGCAGCGTGCCGATATGTTTGCTCCCGCACTGAACAGGATAGAGGCGCCGGACCAGCAGACACTGGAAGACCTGGTGCGGGCCAGTCGTTCGCTTTGCCGCTCTCAGGGACAGTTCACTCCGGACCAGCAGGCACTGGAAGATCTGGTGGCCGGGATCGTTCACGAGGGCGCAGCAGCTTTGGATCTTGCAGGCCAGGAGATTGACGAGCTGATCCGGCAGGCCAGGTCGTTCGAGGAGCTGCGGATCATGCTGGCCGAGTACATGGACCGCGAAACAGGTGGCGACCTGCAGGACAGCGTGCATCGGGTCATGGTGGCCGCTGAACTGTGGGGGCGCAGCCAAGCCGGAGGCGAGGATGAAGCGTAAACCGCGAGCGACCAACGCATACGCCGACGTCGACGCACCGCTGCGGCCGCTGCCCATGGCCGAGGCCCTGGAGTACTGGCGGAGCAAGGTCCAGCTGTCGCCCCGGGAATTCTACCGGCTGGCCGAGCAATACAGGGTGCGGGCCTTCACGGTCTCGCGCCTGGCGCGGGCTGATATGCTTCAGGAGATATTCGAGGCCATCGAGAAGGCCATGGCGGAGGGTGTGAGTTTCGCCGCATGGAAGAAGGCCGGCGCGCCGATCTGGGAGGAGAACGGATGGACAGGGATCCGCGCTTGGCGCGTGGACAACATTTTCAGGACGAATATTCAGACGGCCTACAACGTGGGCCGTTACAAGCAGCAGCAGGCTGTGACCAAAGCCAGACCATACTGGCAGTACAGCGCGGTCAACGACTCTCGGACCAGGCCGACGCACAGGGCCCTGCATGGCCGCGTCTATCGCCACGACAGCCCATTCTGGGACACCTTCTATCCGCCGAACGGGTTCCGTTGCAGGTGCAAGGTCAAGACCCTCAGCGAACGCCAAGTGCGTGATCGCGGTCTCGACGTCATGGAGGGCAACGGCCTTGGAGAGCTGATCGAGCCGATCGGACCGACTGGTCCGCTGCCAGCCAGGCCGTTGATGCCTGACCGTGGTTTTGAAGGCAACCCGGGTAAGGAAGCCTGGTCTCCAAACATGAGTAAATACCCCAAGATCCTTCAGGAGAAACTCTCGCAAGTGCTCCCAGGGTCAGCCTCTTCGAAATAAGGGCGCCCCACCCCTCTGGGGCCGCCCAAAAGTTGTCCGCACCACCCGCCCTACCTTCAGAAATTCGCCAGAAATAGCGGCATTGTCGCGTTTATGAAGACGATTCGGATCACAGAACACCGCTCCAACTTTGCTGAGAAAACGAGTTTGGCTCAAATTTGCCTTCTAAGGCGTTTCCGAGTCCTGCCCGGACGCTGGGTAGGGCCGTAGGGTTTAGACTAGTTTTGCACTAGTGCAATTTGCGAAATTCGACCGGTCTGGGTGGCGTATCGGACGTCACTGGTGGCCCGGAAGTGATCAGGCCCATCTAGGGCATGGAGGTCAGATGAAGAAAAAAGAACTGGTTTCGGCCTTGGCCGAAGCCTCGGTCACCAGCAAGGCTACATGCGAGCTGGTTCTGGATGCCCTGGCCGCAGTCGGGAACACCGCACTGCGACAGGGCAAGAGCCTCAACCTTCCCGGCCTGGGAAAGTTGAAGCTCAAGCAGTTGGCAGCCAGATCCATACAGACGCCGCAGGGTGTGGCTGTAGATGTGCCTGTCAGGACGTCGGTCAAATTTCGTCCGGCCAAGGCGCTCAAGGACATGCTGGAGGACGAGTCATGAGCAGTGCCCAGGTACTCGTCATCGGTGACGGTCGTCTCGCGCGTGGGGTGCTCAAGGCGCTCAACTCCGCGTCCGTGGCCATGACGGCAGTTGGCATCAACGTCCAGGCCCTGGAAGTTTCCGGGCAGGCCCCGGAGTGGATTCCGCTGGTGCCGGCTGGTCAGGTAGTCGGTCGCGATGGCCGGGAGTGGGTCAACGACAACCCGCAGCTTGTACTGGATGCGTTCGCCGCCGGTTCCGCTGACCTCCCCCTGGACTTGGAGCACGCCACTGAACTGAAGGCGCCTCAGGGAGAGCCGGCGCCGGCCGTCGGCTGGATCCAGGAGCTGCAGATCCGGGGTGGCCAGATCTGGGGGCGTGTCGATTGGACCGATGCCGGGCGCAATGCGGTTGAATCCAAGGCCTATCGGTACGTCAGCCCAGTCTTTGTTTTCGAACGGGCGTCCAAGCGGGTTGTGGCGCTCACGTCGGCGGCCCTGACAAACCGCCCGAACCTCTTTTTACAGGCCCTCAATGGGAAGGAGAACAGTATGACTTTGGAAGAATTGTTGGCCGCGCTTGGGCTGCCGAAGGGCACCACATTCGAAGCGGCGCTGGCCCATATCGGCAAGCTCAAAGGCGACCTGGTCACGGCCACCAACTCCGCAGCCAGCCCGTCCCTGGACAAGTTCGTTCCCCGCGCGGATTACGACGCCGCTTTGGCCCGGGCAACGAACGCCGAGCAGGGTCTGGCCAACTTGAACAAAGAGGCCAAGGACAAGGACATCACCGCCGCCATCGACAAGGCCCTGGCCGAGGGCAAGATTACGCCGGCCACCGTCGAATACCACAAGGCGCAGTGCGCCCAGGAAGGCGGACTGGAACGCTTCGCCGAATACTGCAAGGCCGCGCCGGTGATCGGCGACCCGTCCGCGATGGACGGAAAGCGACCCGGCGAAGAAGCGCCCATCGACGATGTTCAGCGGGCGGTGAACGCGATGATGGGCATCGATGACGAAACCTTCAAGAAGTACAACCCCAAATAGCCCGACCGGCAAGGAAGAATAAACCATGACAGCTTTAGCAGCGGACAAGCGGCTCGAATACACCGAGGGCGTCGAGCTCGCCTTCCCCATCGATGACGGCGACGTCATCTACGGTGGCGCCTTCGTGTGCGTCAACGCGGCCGGGTATGCCGTCCCCGGATCGGATACGGCCGGCCTTATATTCCAGGGAGTGTCCATCATGCATGTCGACAACTCTCTGGGCCAGGACGGCGACAAGCAGGCGGTCTTGCGCCGGCGCGGCCTGATCAAGGCCACCATGGGCAGCACCATCACCCAGGCGAATGTCGGTGACAGCGTTTTTCTGGTCGACGACCAGACCGTGGACCTGGTTGCGAACGTGACCCACGCCATCTTCTGCGGCGTGATCGCAGGCTTCATCGCCGCGAATCAGGCCTGGATCGACATCGAGCCGGCCATTCGCCAGGCCGACGTGGCTACCCACATCGCCGACACCAGCGCCGCGCACGCGGCATCGGCCATTTCCGTTGCCGATGCCGGAGCGTTCACGGCCGAGACCACGGTCGAAGGCGTTCTGCAGGAACTCTACGGGAAGACGCCCCTGCCCGTGGCCGACCCCGGAAACGGACAGGCGCTGCCCGCAAACCGATCCGCCGCCGTGTCTCTGACCACGGGCGCTACCGGACAGACCAGGACTCTGGCCGTCCCAGCCGCCGCAGGCCTGATGCTGATCCTGTGCCTGGGCGTCGACGGGGGAGGCGATTGTGTCGTGACCGTGGCTTCGCCCATCAATCAGACCGGGAACAACACCATCACCCTGGGCGACGCCGGAGACACCGTCGTGCTCACGTCGGTGGTGATCGGAGCGGCCAAGGCGTGGCGCCTGGTCGTCAATGACGGCTGCAGCCTGACCACGGTCGGTTAACCATCAAGCATGGAGAGGAACCATACAATGAGCAAAATGATCAAGACCCTGTGCGTCTGGGCGGTGCTTGTCGCTGGCGTTCTGTTCGCGGTGCCCGTGTCCGGCATGGCTGCCGACGTTCGGACCATGGATCTGGCAGGATTTGGCATCGGCGTGGCTGGCCTACTGGTGAACAAGGCGACCCTGGATGCGCTGTTCACCAGCCTGAAGACGACGTTCAACAACGCCTTCGCCGGAGCACCCAGCCAGTGGGAGCTGACGGCCATGAAGGTCCCGAGTGGATCCGGCCGGAACGACTACGGATGGCTTTCCGCCTTCCCACGCATGAAAAAGTGGATTGGCGACAAGGCCGTCAAAGCGCTGGAGGCGTTCAAGTACTCCATCGTCAACGATGATTTCGAGGCCACCGTCGAGGTGGACCGCAACGACATCGAGGACGACAACCTTGGGATCTACGCCCCGCAGGCGCAGATGGCCGGCTTCAGCGCGAAGCAGCTGCCGGACGAGATCGTGGCAGACCTGAAGAACAACGCTTTCGTCAGCTCCTGCTACGACGGCCAGTACTTCTACGACACGGACCACCCGGTGACCAACCCCGCCACTGGCGTGGCCGCCTCGGTCAGCAACAAGGCGACCGTGGCCTTGTCCGGAGCGACCCAGGCAGCTGCCGAGGCCAGCTACGGCGCTGCTCGTACCGCCATCATGAGCTTCAAGGACGATGAAGGCCGGCCGCTGGGCTTGATCCCGGATGTGCTGGAAGTTCCGCCAGCCCTTGAGACCCAGGGCCGCCGCCTGCTGGAGATGGACAAGCTGGCCGATGACACCCCGAACCCCTTCAAAGGCACGGCCAGGCTGGTGGTCAACCCGCGTCTGACTTCGACCACTGCCTGGTTCCTGCACGTGACCAGCATGCCGGTGAAGCCCTTTGTCTACCAGGAGCGCAAGGCCCCGGTGTTCGTCGAGCAGACCGACGCCCAGGCGGATAACGTGTTCATGCGCAAGAAGTTCCGCTTCGGTGCCGAGGCCCGCGCTGCCGGCGGCTATGCCTTCTGGCAGATGTCCTACGGCAGCACCGGTTCCGGCGAGTAACGACAACCACAGGGGGCCGGGGATGATCCCGGCCCCCTGAACACGGAGCGACGAACATGATCATAATCACAGCAAAAAAAGACGGCTTCAGGCGCTGCGGGATGGCCCATAGCGCCAAGCCGGTCGAGCACCAGGACGATACATTCACGCCGGAGCAATTGGCTGAACTGCAGGCGGAGCCCATGCTCGTCGTTGAGGTCGCGGCCACCGAGGACAAGGGCAAGGGTCCCGAGGGAGGGGCGAAGAAAGACGGTAAAAAGGCAGACAAGGAATAGCCCATGTACAGTACCGCCGCCCAGATCCTGAAGCTGCTCCCCGAGTACGAGGTCCTGCAGCTGGCCGACGATGACGCCGCCGGTCTGATCGACGACGCTGCCGTCACCGCCGTGTTGGAGGAAGTCATCGAGCAGGCCGATCGGGAGATCGACGCCTATGTGGGCACGGTCAAACGGGTCCCGCTCTCTCCGGTTCCGGCGTTGATCGAAAACCTATCCACAAAGCTGGCCATCCATCACCTCTACCTGCGCCGCCCTGGCGTCGCAGAGCCGGATACCTGGCAACGGGAAACCACCAGGTGCATGCGCCTGCTGGAGGCCATCGCCACCGGCAAGATGGCACTGGGGGCGGAAGACGGCGCGGCGTCGGAACCGAGTCAGGGGACGGCCTCGTTCACGGCAAGTGAACGGCTGATGTCGAGGAGGACGCTGTAATGTCCGGCCTGTCCGTCAAGATCGAGTCCATCCAGATGGAGGCCATGCTGGATGAGCTTGCAGGAAGGATGGATGATCTGACGCCGGTCATGCAGACCATTGGCGAGATCATTGTTGAGCAGGCGGATACTGCATTTGAAACGGGCGTGGCCCCAGACGGTACGGCTTGGCCCGCATCCGGCCGGGCGCTGGCCACAGGTGGCCAGACTTTGATCGACAAGGCCGTCCTGCGCAATTCCATCAACGTACTGGCGACGGACAGCCAGGTCGAAGTGGGAACGAACGTACTTTACGCCGCGATCCACCAGCTTGGCGGCAAGGCTGGGCGTGGGAAGAAAACGGTAATTCCGTCCCGGCCTTTTCTCCCTGACCAGGACAGCCTCGATTGGTCCGAGGTGAAGGCCACGCTTCAGGACTTCCTGAAAGGAGCATTGTGATGACCAGATTGGAGCACGAAGACGCGATCGTCGCCATACTCAAGAAGGCGATGCCAGCAGGGGTTGCTGTGGAACCTCTGCCCATGGGCCTGTCCGACCGCAAGGCCTTGGACGTGCGCGGCAGTGCAGTTTGGGTGGTCTACGCCGGGGGCAAACCACGGCCGGGTCAAGATCCGAAGACCATGATGCACTCTGAGACGTGGGTGTGGTCCTGCCTAGTGCTGACCAAGGAATATCGGTCCGCCAAAGTCGGGGCCGTTACAGCCCTGGGACTTCTGGAAGCCGTTAACGCTGCCCTGTCTGGGGCCAAGGTGGACGCTGTCCGCACGCTGACCAGGATGGGGGACCAACTCCTTCGCCTGCCGGAGGGTAGCGGCCTCATGGGCTATGAAGCCCAATTCGCAATCAACGTATTTGCCCCACGCGGGGCGTAGGGCAAAGGCCCGAGGAGAGATCAATGACGACATGGGATAGACAGACATATTACTACTCCGGGCAGGGCGTTGTCCTGGTCGGCGACCTGGATGACAATAACAACCTTTTGGGACTGACGGCACTTGGCAACACTACGGCCCTGGAGATCGGCGTTGAGGTGTCCGTCGAGGAACACACCGAGAGCCAGAGCGGCCAGCGCGGCACGGACCTGCGCAAGGAGAAGGAGACAAAGGTCAGCATTAAGATGACCTGTCAGAACTTTGCCCGCGATGTCTTGGCCATGTTCACGCGTGGTACGGCGACGGACGTTGCCGCAGGAGAAGTTGCTGCGGGTGCACTGGTGTGCCGACTCGGAAAGATCATGCCACTACCCCACATTAAGGTCAGCAACGTGGTGCTGACGAAGGATGCGACGCCCCTTGTGGCCTACGTGGATGATGCCACTCCGTACGACTACCAGCTTAATGCCGACGCGGGCAGCATCAAGTTCGCGGCTACGCCGGCCACAGCCGGGCTGGTGGACGATGACGACCTGGCCATTGCCTACGATTATGAAGCCCAGGGCCAGGTGGACTCGTTGACCACTGGCGCGGTGGCCCGCCTGCTGCGGTTTGAGGGCTTGAATACTGCGGACTCCAACAAGCCGGTCGTAGTTGAAGCCTTCAAGTGCCAGTTCGACCCGGCCAAGGTGCTCTCCCTGATCTCGGATGAAACGGTTCAGTCTTTCGAGCTGGAAGGATCCATCCTGGCGGATCTGACCCGCACCACGGGATCCAAGTACTTCCGCGAACGAGTCTTGCGATAGCCTTGGCATAAACACCAGCGGGCCAGGTTCATTAAGAGCCTGGCCCGATCCATAAGGAACACCATGGAAACACTTGAAAAGATCGCACCGGCATCTTTCGTTCTGTTTATTGATGACGAGACGCTGGAATTGACCCCCATTCGGACGCGTGAACTTCCGCGCTTGGTCGCTGCCATCAAACCAATTTTCGCAGACATCAAGGAACTTTTGCTTTCGTACCAATCACTTGAAAACGCACAGCTAGAACAGCGAATCCTGGCTCTTGCCGTGGATAAATCCGACGTTGCCGTGGAGTGTATTATCGCCGCGTGTGCCATCGGATCCAGGAAGCAAAGGGAGTGGGTTGATGATCTCGGAGTTGATGACCTGGTGCGCCTTTTTGGGAAGCTCCTGGAGGTGAACGGTGATTTTTTAGCCCGGAAGGTCCTCCCCGTGTTCACGCAGACGATCGAGGGGATGACCGAGATAGTAGCTGGGCTGAAGCGATCGACGCCCTTGTCGGCGCAGGATACCGACTCGACGAAATCCTGAACCTCCCCGTGCCCGGGTTATGGGCTTTAGCAGAGGCCCTCGCGGTCAGGAAGCGCAGGGAAGCCGCTCTGCGCGAAATAGAACAAAGCAACGCGGCACGTGCCGCATGGCTTGAACCGAAGGATTACGACGCCTACCTGGCGAAGCTGAAAAAGGACCTCGCATGAGTGACATGAATCTCTCCGTAAAGATCCAGGCCGATGCAAAGCAGGCCATGGCCGAGCTGAAGGCCCTCGTCGCCCAGGTCAAGATTTCAGGCCGTGAAGCCACGGCTGCGGACCGGGAGGCAATCAACGCAGCTCGCGAGCGCGTCAAGGAAACGCGGGCTGCTGTGGTTGCCCAGCGCGACTGGGGCACCCTGGGCGTTCGTTCGACCAGGGCCATTAAGGAAGAGATGGACCAGGTGAACGCCGCTCTGGATCGGCTCAAGAAGTCGAGCGGATCGACGGGCGCTGAACTGGCACGCGCGACCCAGGCCGCCAAGGTCAAGATGTCGGAGCTGAAGGAGGAGATGTCGGGGGCGGTCAGGATATCAGACCAGCTTAAGGACGCCTGGGGGAAGTTGGTCGGTCTGGCAGCGAGTCTGGCTGTGTTCGGCAAGGCGGCCAAGGAGGCCATCGGCTTTGAGTCCGCCCTGGTGGATCTCAGACGAGCGGCCAACGTGACCCGTGAAGAAGCCAGAGAGATGGGCAAGGAGTTCCAGGATCTGGCGGAAGAGCTGGGGATGAGCGCGGCGGGAATCACACAGCTGGCCACGGCTGCGGCCAAGACCGGCGTAGCCAAGCGTGATCTGCTGGAGTTTTCTCGGATTGCGGCCATGGCGGCCATGAACTTTGACATGCTTCCCGAGGAAGCTGGCAACGCTCTCGCCAAGCTCAAGAACATCCTTGGCCTTGGCGTGAAGGACATGGAAGCCTTTGTGGCCACTCTGAACGAACTGGCCGACAATGCCGCGACCAGCGAGCGGGATATCATCGAAGCTCTGAAGCTTGGCGGTGGATCCGCGATCCAATTCGGTCTGACCGCGAAGCAATCCGCGGCATTGGCAACGGCGTTCCTGAGTTTGGGAGCTACTTCGGAACAGGCCGGAACGGCCATGCGAACACTGTTGGGGAAGTTGCGCCTCGCGTCGTCGGGAACGGGCGAAGCCGGCAAGGCTTTGCAGCGAGTGGTCGGAGACGCCAGGAAGTTTGCCCAGGTCATTGCCGGAGATGCCAGCGGAGCGCTGCAGCAGTTCATGCAGCGGCTGCAGGAAATGCCTTCGGCCGAACGCTTCGAGATCCTGCGGGGGATTTTTCAGGAAGGCCTGGATACGGAGAATATCGCCAAGCTGGCGGGCGGCGTTGATCTGCTGAACGAGGCTATGGGCCGTGCCGCCAAGTCAGACGAAGAACTGATCGAGGGCTTGCGCGACCTGACGAACATGAAGCTCGAATCTACCGAGGCTGAGCTGAACAAGATGGGCGCGGCCTGGCGCAACGCTGGCGCAGCCCTGGGCGAGCTTTTTTTGCCGATGATTCGAGCGGCGGCCATTGCTCTGGTGGCTGTGGCCGATGCCATCAGGACGTTGATCAATGTAGCCCCGAACCTGACCAGGTTGGTGACAGTCGGCGCGACGATCGCCTTGGCCTGGGCCCCGCTCAAACTGCTGTTTTCGGGCCTGGGTCCGGTGCTCACTCGTCTCGGCTTCATAGCCGTCGCCGCTGGCTCAGCGCTATGGAAATTTTTTTCGGCGACGAGCGCCGGAGTAGCCATTCTCGGAGGTGCTCGCGTCGCGATGGCAGCTTTTGGTCGAGCTATCGTGACGATGCTTGGCCCCATTGGCTGGGCAATCTCGGGCCTGACGCTCCTCTGGAGCGCCTGGAACTGGTTTAAGGATGATGATGACGATTCGGAAAATGCCATGGCAGAGCGAGCTGCAGCATTCGGAGACGTGGGCGAGGCACTGAAGGGCGTCGGCACTGCTGCGGACCAGGCCAAGAACCAGATCCAGTTGGCCATGCAGGAAGCCACAGCCCCAATCGAAGCGTTGGTAGCGAACTACAAAATTGCCACCGAGCAGATCAAGACGACTCTTGCGGATCGCTTGTTGGCCATTGATGACGCGGCCAAACGGGAACTGGAGATCGTGCAGACAGCAGGACTCAGTCAGCGGGACCAGTTGCGAGAGACGGCCCGCATCACAATGGAGGCGGAACAGCAAAAGGTCGACGCCATCAGGGACGCGGGCGAAGAAATGGAGCGAGCCTGGCAGACTACTCATGGCCGCGCCCTGGAAATAGCCCGTGCCGCCGGCATGGACACGGTGAAGCTGGAGCAGGAAGCCACCGATGCCAAGGTCGAGATCTATAAGCAGTTGGAAGCTGGATACCGGAAGACTGTCGACGTCCTCATTGCCGAGGAGCAAAGGCACCTGAAGGCCGTGAAGGAGATCGAGGACCAGCGCCTGCTACTGAAAATGTCCGTCGAGGATCGGATCCGCGCGTTGAAGCAGAAGACCATGTCCGACGAACAGGCGTACACCGACAGGGTCGCGCAGATCGAGGATAAGCTGGCCAAGGCTCGGGAGGCATCGGCCAAGGGCCAGTCCGACTTGGCCAAGCGGTATGCAGACGAGGCCATGAGCTTGGCTGAACGGAACGCCCAGGAGGTGGTCCGCACCGTCGAACAGGGTGGCAAAAAGGTATCCACCACGGTGGTTACGCTGGAACAGGCTGTAAGCACCAGTAAGGGACAGATCGAGCAGGCATTTGCCATCCTGGACGGCGACTTGGCCAAGAACGCGCAACAGCGCGCGGAGATGGCCAGTGACACCAAGGCCAAGGCTGACGATGCCAAGGGCGAACTGGAAGGGGTGCTGCAGAAGCTGCAAGAAATACGTGCCGCCCAAGACCAGAAGATTGCGCTCCAGCTGGAGGCGGACGAAGCTTCCGCCAATGCCGCAATTGAGAAGCTGAAGGCGATTGCCGAAGCCCAGGCTATAATGGCCAGAGTCGACACGGATTTGTCTGCCGCAACTGCAAGTTTGCAAGCATGGAAGGACGCGCCGGACAACAAGGAGATGGCCTTTACCGCCAGAGTGGACCAAGCGAGCCTCGACGTTTCGGTCGCCAATCTCAAAACCGCCATGACCAAGGCCGGGCTGCAAGTCCCTGCGGCGTTGGATACCGCTCCTGCAAGAGAAGCCCTCGATAAGCTTCGTGAAACCCTGAACACTACGACTACTGCTTCCAAGCATGGCGTGAAAGACAACGTCCCTGCCGTGAAGAAGGAGATTGACTCCTTGAACGGCCGCAACACGTCTTCCACGCATACGGTCCATCGCTACGTCGTCGAGCATCACGCTGGAGGTGGGTGGGCCGGAGAGGCGGTCCAGCGCCTGGCAGCTGGTGGCCGCGCTTGGAGACGTTTCACGGGCACGGTCTTCGGCCCAGGGACAAGCACGTCGGACTCAATCCGGGCCATGCTTTCCCGGGGAGAGTTCGTGGTGCGAGAACGCGCGACCAGAATCATATCCCAAGTGTTGCCTGGATTCATCGAACAGTTCAACGCCGTGTCCTCGAAGTCCGATCTGCAGCGTCTATTCGGCAGCGTCGCTGGCTCAATGGCCGCTCCAACGTTGAAATTGGCCGAGGGCGGCTGGGCCTCGGCTCCGGCGTCATCGTCCATGCCAACCGCGTTCGGCGACACGATGACCTGGTTGATCCGAGCCGGCGAGACGGAAGCGTCGATCCGCGTCGTCGGCAATGACAGCCGGCGCAATCTGCATGCAATCACTGATGAGCTGACCCGAGTGGGTCTGTTGTCCGGGAAGAGGTAGACCATGGCCACACGTTTCAGGTTGTACTCGGCAGACATCGCTCCGACCCTGACGCCGGATCTTGCCGATCCAGCCCCGGCGCTGAACATCGCATGGGATCATGACCCCATCGAAAGCGGCATTCAGGAGACACCGCCAGAGGGGCGCGGATCCGTCATCGAGACCGGAGACAATGGCATCGTGGTGCATGACTTCGGCGTTCCGGACGGCGGCGGGACCTTGACCATTCAGGGCAACGCCCAACCCGATGGCGAGTATCTAACGCCCGAGACGGTGGCTCTGTTCCGGACCGCGTACAAGGCTGCCAACGTCGAGTATTTCCTGACTGACGGGATCCGCTGCTGGCGGGTTAGATGGAGCCGCAAACCTGCCGGGTTTAACGTCTGGATGAATCAGTTCTGGGCCCAGCATGGTGTCTATGAGTACAGCTATGAGTTCGTGTTCATTGTCATGGCGGAGGTCGAACTGTGAAGTCATGGCGCGTCATCCTGAGCGGTGTCGACATCACGCAGAAAGTCGACCTGGTCGAGACAAGATTCGAAGCGGAAAATGTCTCTGGAGAGATCGAGGTATCCATTGCGGACCGCGCCATCCTGGACGGGATTGTGCTGCCCAGGGTGCCGCAGGGTCTGTCTATCGTTGCGGATGCGCTTGTGGCCGGTGCCTGGGTCAACCGAGGATCATTTTTCCTTGAAGAGACCACCCAGCCTCAGGATCTTCGCGCCCGCACGGCCACCATCTGGGGGCGCACCCAAAGCGCACGGCTGACGAAGCCATTCGCCCCGAAAATAAGCCGCCAATGGCCAGCCGCGACTACGATCGCCGCTATCCTGGAAGAGCTTGGCGCGATGTGCGGCGTGAGCATCCAGGTGCAGAACGATTACCCGGTCTGCGCCTACTGCTACGCGGTCTCGGACTGGTATCCGAGTCAGATCATCCAGGACCTGGCTCAGAAGTCTGGCCAGATCTGCTGGCCGCAGGTTGATGGATCTTTGATTGTTGCGCCTCGGCTGTATCGGAATCTGCCGGCTCCGGACGTGACCCTAGTCGCCAACCAGATCGAAGTGAAGAGCGTCAAGCGCCAAGTGCCCGACTTCGGGAACCGCATCTTGGTCAGTGGTGATGGCGCGGTGGCCGGGCTGTCGGTGCAGGTTGTGCCGATGTACCCCGAAGACGAATGCGTGGCAGCAAACGGCACCGATCAGGTCCGGCTGATTGCCGTGGTGCTCGGGGTGGATGGTGATTTTGTCGCGCCTGGGACCACGGTCAACTGGTCGGCCGGGGCCGGGTTTCTTGCGGCCGCATCGAGCGACACGGGTTATGCCGAGATCATCGGAGAGGAGCAGCGAGCCTCTGATTATTACCACGTCTCGCTTGACCTGCCAGCAGCTGCGGTCATCGGCGTCTATGCTTACTCCGACATCCGCCGCAAACGGAACCTGTACCAGACCCGCCGGGGCAGTGTGTCCGGACGCGTCATCACGTTTTTGAGTCCGCTGGATTTTTTCGATCAGGCCCTTTTGATCGACTACGAAGTCCTTGGCGCGATCAACACCTGGACTGCCGGGCGCGTTCCAGGTGACATTGTGATCTTGGCAAGTGTTGCCGGGGCGCAAGGTCAATGCACGGTGCACCAGAGCAACCCTACCGCGTGCGCGTCCACACTGACGCTCGAATCCGTGCCGTCACAGGTCTGCCTCGGAGAACGGGCCACGATTACGGCCAAAGCCACGATGTTTGGCGGGGCTGGATCCGGCAAAATTAGGTTCGCGTTGTCCGGGTGTGGCGCCCTTTCTTCATCCCAAAAAGTCTTGACCACCAACGCTATCACCGAGCGCGTACGGACCACAAACTGGGGCGGCGTGACGCAGATCCGCGTGTCGGCCGTACCAGCCTCCGGGGCGATCAATGTCTACCTTGAGTCCGCTCCGGGAAACAATCTTTACGCATCCCACAGTGGGCAGACGATCAACCTTACCTCAAGCCTCTTGTCTGGCACCGAGGTTGTGGTTTCGTACCCGGGCGGTGGCACAACGGCTATCTCCTGGATACCGACAGCCGGGGCCGGAGACACGGTTGTGCGCGAGGCCATCCCGTGCGCAGACGACGGTCTGGGCGGGTCCACCGTCACTCTGTCTTTTACTCCAACCGACATCCTCATCATCACGCAGTCTGCGACGTATTCCGTCCCGCCGGATCTGACCGGGGCAATTGCAGGGAACGTCGTGACGCTGACCAGCACACTCCCGGCCGGAACGATCCTGTATTGCTCTTACTGGGCGCCACAGCCTCTCCTCCCGGATTGTGAAGCGACCATCGTGGCCCGTATCGATGATGGAAGCCAAGACGGCGGTATCGCGTCGATCAAAGTATCGGCCCGTGATTGTCGCGACCAGACGACAGACCCGGCCCTGCCGCCCGAGGAAACCTCTCCGGATGATCCAGTATCGATGCCCGATCTGGATGACGATGAAGAGGAAGAAGAGGAAGAGACAGGACTGGGTTGTGACGTGGTGTCCATCCAGGGGCGCACGCCTGCGATCACAGCCGATAATTGGGATGCGGTTTCTGGTGTCGGGTCCGGCGAGGATTGCCCTGGCCTTTGTTCATGTGATGAGATCTGTGCGGCGCTTCGGAGCAACGGTTCACTGGCCACGGCCGGAGAGTTTTATTCGACGTGTGTGGCCAAATGTGAGGAGACCCGGAGCCAGAAATGCACGCCTTGCACCTTGACCGGCCCCAGCATCCTCAACCCGGGCCAAGAAGGAACCTGGAACGATGGCAAGGGCAACAGCGCGGAAGTTTCCGGCGGATCTGCGCTGACCTTCGTGAGCCGCGATTTCGAGAATGGATACACTCTGCGGATGCCTACCGGAGGCGCAGGGCCGTTCACAATTCGCGTTTGCTATGGCGAGACCGAGGAATCGTGCTGCGAAGCAGAGGTAGATTTTCCGCCCTGTACGCTCGAAGGACCTATGGAGTTGGAACCTGGAGTAGAGGGTGCATTTGTGCCCAGCCTAGGCATGTTAGGGGCGTCAGTGGTTGTCGGCGGCGAAATGGAATTTGTACGCAACCTGCCGTACAACGTCGGATTTGTGGCACGGATGAAGGCTGGCGCGTGCAATGGTGGGACTGTATCGGTCAACTATGGTGGCAGGGTTTGTGGATCACTGGCCGTTGACTCAACACTCAAGTCGTTTGTTGGAGTTGTAACCGGCCCAGCGTGGCTTGAGCCGGGTGAAATGGCCTACTATGAGCACAATCTTGGCCCAGACGCGGAATACACGGGTACACTGGTGCTTGGAATGTCAGATGCAAATGGCGCGGTGCTGGTTATGCCGAGCGATGCAGAAGGATCGTACACCGCATCGTGGGAAGGGGGGGCATGCGGCACGTCGGCGAGCATGAGCGTGGCGGCAATGACATATGACGGAACAAATTGCACATACCCAACATGCGGGTGTGGAGAAATTTCTATTGGGACAATCGTTACGGTTGTCAATAATTATAATTATGTGTGTTATAGAGTTCTTGGATTCTCACACACTTCTGGTAGCGGTTTTTCTGGATCATGTGGGTGTGCAGATGGCCCGTGGTGGAATACGTTCTGGATCAGCGGGCCAGTTTTACAGGTACGAGGCAGTAAACTGCCTGGAATGCTCACGTTTAGTTATTATACGTTGGAATTATTATGACGCAAAACGAAAAAATTATCGCACAACTGCGGGCAATCGGGAAAAACGATGCCCTTGCCGTTATTAAGGAATGGGCAGTGTCACGACACAGAACAGAGCAGGATCACACTGCCGTGCTTGCTAAATCTGGCTTTGAGCTTGTTGACGTCCCCAAAGGCTCTACATCAGTTGGCGAACTTGCCCTCACTCGCCCTATCGTTTGGATAGGGTCAAAGGCGTATGCGCTTCGCCCAGACGTTTTTCTTGAGCAACGAAAAGCGGCGATGGCTGAGGCTGTGGAGGAAAAGAGATCTCATGGAGTTGCCTCGCAGCCATCCCCAGGAGAGGGTCTGGCGGCAGTGCTTTGCCCTGCGTGCTATTCCACGATGTCAAAGGCCCCCATCTGCCCAAACTGTTCAAAGGGCAAGGCAGGGTTTAAGATTTTGTGCCAATGCACCGAGTGTAGCTACGAGGTATATTTATGATCCGCGCGCACCGCGTAAACGCCACGGCCCAGGATGACGCCAGCTTTATCACGGGGTGGAATGTTGCACCTAACCTCACCTATGTGCTGCAAGTTTTTCCTGGGGAAACGTCCTGTGGGGTTTTGGCGTACAGCGATGATGAAATAACACTTGTCGCATCAGGGGCGGCTCTGACTGGGGCAAATCAGCCGTGTGTGCTGACCCCGTCGTCTGGGTATCCCCTCGGCATGGTCGACGCGGATTTGGGCTGGCACCTACTACTGACGACCGCTGGCACCGAATTGCAGCGGACGATACGGATCGGCCCTACCGTTGACCTGCCAGACGAGGTCCACCCTGCCTATGCCGATGACGACATGGCCCTGGCCCGTGCCACGGCGGCCATTGACGGCGCGGCGCACTATCTCGACGACGTGGCAGTAGCTTGCCCACGCGGGCTTGGCGCTGGGCTTGGAGATGTCGTGAGCGTGCCAGTGGATGGCACGGCGGTGGTCGGACAGGTCGAGTCGGTTACGTGGACGGCCACCCCGGACGGCACTCCCGACCAGGTTATGATCCGTCGGCATGTTGCGATTGCTCCAGGTGCGTGGGTAGACCCTGTCATAGAGTTGCCCGAAGTAGAAGACGACGCGGCAACGACTGATTCGGTGACCACTGCAAGCGGAAATGTGCTGTCAAATGACGATAGCGGGCTGACGATCGTGGCGGTCAATGGCCTATCAGCGCTCGTCGGTGTTGCGGTTAATGGAAGTAATGGTGGGACATTTGTCGTGGAGGCAGATGGGTCATGGACATTTGACCCAGATGGAGCGTTTGACGGCGTTCCGGTTTGGTCGTCAGAGACAACGTCTGTTGTGTATTATGCATTCGACGGGGTCAGCGAGGCCCCCGGGACCCTGACTGTCACTGTTGAGGCATATAACCCGCCACCTATAGCTGTGGCTGACTCCGAAACAACATCTGCAATCAAAACAGTTGAAGGAAATGTTCTTACAAACGATACTGATGGTAATGGGGACCCGTTAACGGTGTCTGCCGTTAATGGCACTGCCGTTAATGTCGGTGCGACAGTGCCAGGAAGCGCCGGGGGCATGTTTACGGTCGTATCGAATGGCGCATGGGCTTTTGATCCGAATGGGGATTTCGATGCAATTACTGCCGTGACAGACACATGGGTCGATTACACCATTTCTGACGGGCACTCCACAGCAACGGCTCGTCTGACGGTGTCTGTCACGCCATCGGCTGCGGCTATCGAGCTCGTTGGAACCGCAACAGGCCATGCCAAAAACACAAATTATACCATAAACCTTCCAGCAGGTGTTTTGCCTGGTGATCTTGTGCTTGTGGTAACTGGTTGCCACTCGTCTGGGAACCTAAACCCCGGTATTGTGTCTCCTGCTGGATACACCGAGCTTGCTGATCTATGGGCTGATGATTCCTCCGATGCAAATTTGTCAATAAATTACAAAATAATGGCTGACCCTGTTGATACAAGCGTGACTGTCAGCGGGTCGGCATCGTCGGAGCTTGGGGCGGCGACAGCTATATATGTTTTCCGAGGTGTAAACCAGCTTGATCCGCTCGATGTGTCTATACAGACCGCAGTTGGGGCAAACTCAGCGTATGCTGACTGCCCGCCCATAACACCAGTAACGGATGGAGCCCTGGTCGTAATCTTTGGCGCGTGGACGTACCAGGCGGCAACCGCCGACACGACAGTCAAGGCCGGCGAGGGATGGGAAAACTTCATCGCAATAAATAGCGCTGTTTATTATTTTTCGATTCAGGGATGCACAAAATTTTGGGAGTCAGGGGACGGAACAATAGATCCAGCAGCATGGACCGGACAGGGTACGTCAACATCTAGATCATGGGCGGCAGTGTCACTCGCGCTCAAACCGTCATAATAGAGGCCCCATGCCCATAACCCCATCATCCATCCTGCCCCGCCGCCCCGTCCCCGAAATCGCTACCGGCCCCGTCACCGCTGTCGGCGTCGGCTCGGTCTCCGTCCGGATCAGGCCGGACCTGACCGTCCTTGTCAGCACTTCGCAGCCCTACGCCGTGGGGCAAATGGTCAGCGTGGCCATCCCGGGCGGCCACCTGTCGTCGGCTCAAATCATCGGCGGCGCGTCTGGGAGTGCGCCACGGATCAGGTATGTTGCGGTTTAGCGGATTTTCTCGAAAGTGAATTCCCAATTTCCAGTGCTCGAATGGATCTCAAACCAGACCTCGTCATCCTTTGGCAGGGTGACGGTGGTCTGAGTGTCGGCTTTTCCGATACGGTTGACGAGCAGATCGCTCAGGCCCCGCCTGGTATGCATCCAGATCGCAAAATGGCCCTTGGCTTTGTACTCATATTCAAGCCGATATGTCCCGGCCCGGTATCCAAATTTTTTGGTCATTTCCTCGGCCCCGCGCCCGGAATAAAGGCCGCGTGACCTGCGCCATTCGATGCCGCTCAGGTCGAAATTGTCCTCTGGCTCAACCTGGCGAGACTGGCCAACCGAATATGTCGGAGATGGTTGCTCGATGACTTCAACAAGGGGCTTTGGCGCGTTCGGGTCATCCTCTGACGAGACAATGGGCTCTTTCTGCCCAGGGGCGTACATTTTCCAGCCAGCATGGGCCGACGTGGCGGCTAGGATCAGTACGAGGATGATGATCTTTCTCATGTTTTACTCCTTAGCGGATGCCCACAGACGCAACATCTTTCCGCTGTGGGTTCTTGATGCGCCAAACACCTTGGACAGACAGTTGGTTGCCTGTGAGTTTTCCAAGCACAAATCCCGGCGCAGGAAGTCACTGCCAGCGCGATAAAGGCCATAAGCAAGTTCACTGCCGTCTCCCGTTATTTTTCGCGCGCCTAGCATGGATTGATCGCTCGGTCAGCAAAAATATTGTCAGACAGAGGCAAGTTTGAAGGGTGATGCTTGGAAGGCGTTAGACAAGGGGCATAATGCCCGGGATTATCACTGATTTTTTAAGCTGAAATTTGGGAGTATTTTGGGGTACACCGGCGGGCAGTTTTTCACGATAAATGAGAAAAAAGGAGTCAGCGCGAATTCTCATTTATCGTGACATAAATTCTCATTTGTCGTGCGCGCTCACAGTGGCTGCTGGGAGGGCGGACTGTTTACTGTTGATCGTGGAATGGGCCGGACGAACCAGCGCGGCTGGGCGGAAAAAGAAAAAGGCCTAAGAGTTTTTGCTCTTAAGCCTTTGATTTCTTTGGTAGCGGGGGCAGGATTTGAACCTACGGCCTTCGGGTTATGAGCCCGACGAGCTACCATGCTGCTCCACCCCGCGCCATGTGAGAAGAGCTTTCTATGT